AATGGTACTGAATTGGACTATGTACGACAAGGACTGAATGAAGGATTTGAGTACAATAACCCTAATGTGAAGGCTTCATGTGGATGTGGAGAAAGTTTTACAATATAAACCCCTTGACAAGCCCCCAGTAATGTAGTATAATAGATACTATAATTAACATGGAGTAATGAAATGCCCGCCCTAATACCAGTAGATAGATTTGACATTGAACAAGAAATCATGCAAATCGGACACTTTGCAACAATCTTAAAAAACTATGCCGATATGATATATGATGGAGAAATCACAGCATCTGATGCTGACTCCATACACACATCTTTGCAGGGATTTGCAAGCTTGCTGGATGCACATTCAGATAAGATGTATGAGTCTCATAAGAAACACTATAACTTGGATATGTATAGTTAAGTGGCTAAACAACCAGATGTCGGTGATTGGATAGAACATACATGTGGACTCAATGGAAGGCGTGAGGGCGAGGTACTTGAGAAACTATCTGCTCAGTTCACTTATAAGTCAACAAGTGGACACGAGAAGTTTTGTCTATATACAGAAGCATGGCGAAAGTTGCCCAGACCACAGGAGAGTGTAAGTGAAGACGAAGATACACATAAACCAGCACATAATAAAAAGCAACGCAAAAAGCGGAAAACGTGAACCAGTAATCACTGCTAAGACGTACAAAGAGAATCGGTATGGACACGAGGTTCATATCAAGGGCGACAGTAAAGTCGTGTATAGTCCAGACAAGCCCCTATCATGTGGTGCAAAGGTATGGATAGAGACAGAAGGTGAGGTTATAGTAATATGAGTAATATCGCTGTACAGGTGACTGTATCGCTCGATGAGTTTGAGACATGTGACTTGCTCACAGAGTTGATGCATAGAGTGGGAGATCGTCTAGGTGACCCAGAACCAAGGTACGACATATGTATGGACTCGTTATCAGAACAAGACCTTAATGACTTACATGTGACGCTATATCAGATAGAACGCAAGTGGGATGAATTCAAAGTAAAGATTATGGTGTAGTGGGTATCGTTGGATTTACCAGAATTGGCAAGTCGTGGATATGGCATGTCCTTGTAGTAAGTGGACGCCGTAGTTATGGTATCCCGCTGGTATACCCAATGTATTGGGTATTGTATAAAATATGGATGTATAGGGTAAGGAAGCACAGAGAATTCATACGAAATAAATATAAAAAGTAGTTGACAAAGGAACCTTTTTAGTGTTATAATAGTATGGTAAATGAGGCAAGAGCATATCAGTTGGACAACAGGATGAAATACGTTGTTTACTATAATAATAGGTTAGTCATTCAGACATCCTACAAACTTCTTGCTATTAGAGTTGCGAAAGCAATAAATGCAGGAGAATATTATGTCGTCTAAACTTAAAACACCAAAAACCACTTGGAGTGGTTACTATGCAGTAAGAGTACAGATAGATGTTGGCGAGTATGCCTTGGATGGACAGATAACAAGGCAGGATTCCCCCCCTAGATTATTCAGTAGCATAGAAGAAGCAAAGGAACACGCCAAGAGATGGAACACTGGAGAGGTTATTCAGTATATGAGCACTGTGTAGACGACCCTTGTGATGATGTGACTTATTGGTTATGGGATAGAAAATGGATAGAAAGTCAGAAGAAATAAGACGCCGCATTAAACTTTGTATGGCTGCATATGCATACGAGGTTCAAGCAACGTCTATTATATCAGATGCACAATTCGATGAAGAGTGTAAGAAGGTGGATGTATCAATATCCACAGGAAACGACAAGATGGACGCATGGTTCAGAAAAGAGTTTGACCCATGTACAGGACAGTGGATACACAGTCACCCAGAACTTGATAAACTAGAAAGATTGTATCACACTCACTATAAGCCGTGACGATGAAGAAACTATGGACAATTTGGAAACATGCGCTAGGTTCCTTTGACGAAGAGGACGGATACGATGCTACAAATGAAAATCGTATATCTGTTATCAGAACATTCATAGTGATAACAAACATTGCATGTGCATACCTTATAATGATTAACATATTCATGGGATGGATAGAATGACTAAGGAACGTATACCAATGAAAGGCGGTGCAGAGTATGATGCTCTCACATCTGCTAAACATCTCTATTGCTACCTCACAAAGTCAGGGGTATCAAAGAGTATCAAACGAGGGTATAACAAACGCTTTCGTAAACACAATAAAGATGTAACACAAAAGGAACTATATGATGATAATTGAACGCAGTACACTAGTGAACCTTCTGACAGACACCATGGCTGAAGTGACGTTTAACAAGATAGACGGAGATGAACGAGTGATGTGGTGTACACTAAAGGACACTCCACCACTGAAAGGTGGTAGGGTAACAGTAATCAACGAAGACGTACTAAGCGTATGGGACGTTGATGCTAAGGGATGGAGAAGTTTTCGTATGGAAAACATAACCAAAGTCACACTATAAGGAAGACCATGAAAGACCCTAAGAAGAATGTAATAACCCCTAAGACATGGAACAAGATAGAACGTCAAAAGGATAAGATACTTGATCAAGCAGAAGAGATACAACGCCAGAAGGAACGTATCGCTGAACTGATGGAAAGGGGATGGGACTAATGAATAAGGATACACTCATAAAGGTAAAGACTAGCGGGTTCATAGTGCTGATGGGTATCATTCTATCAGTACTAGGGGTCATGAGTGTATTGTTAATGCCAGTAGTGTGGTTATATCAATCCATACAAAACTACATTGATAGTAGAGAGAAGGATACACCTAACTATCTGTCAGGTAAACCATCTAAGAAAAGAGAACAATAGAGTGATAATGCTCCTATTATTCATGTTTGCGGAACAATTATCCAAGAAGTCCCACAATTACCCATAAAAACCCACTATTAAATAAAGGCTAAAATAAATGGTGTATCGCTTTGTGCTTAGGGGATTAAAGGGTGATATTGACCGACTTTTTTAAAAAAGTGCCAGGGCCTCTCAGAAAAGTCAAGAGATTTTTTCAGTTATTTTCGTCAATTCATAGTTATTCCTCCATTTCAGTAGCCATTATACCATACTCTGAGGCATTTGTCAACCCCCTCTTATACCTTTTTATTATAATTATATGCAAATAAAGTCTAAAAAAGACTTGACATGTTACCAAAACAAGTGTATAATAGCCATATAGAATGAAAAAAGGAATGAAGATATGTCATACATGAGTCAAGAGAAAAAGAAACAACTTGCCCCTGCTATCAAGGCGGTGCTGAAGAAGTACGGAGTCAAAGGTTCTATCGGTGTACGTCATCATAGTTCTTTGGTGGTTAACATCAAGGAAGGTGTCTTAGACTTCATAGGAGCGGCGCAGGCGCACAACGATTGGTATAGTGAACGCAATGGTACTGCCAATTATAAAGTGTCTGGATACCTTCAGGTCAACCCCTACTGGAGTGCCGAGTGGGCGATGAGTGCTGGGTATAAGAAGGTTGCAAGTTTCTATGAAGAGTTAGTAACTGCCATGAAGGGCGAGGAATGGTTCGATGAGTCTGATATTCAGTCTGATTACTTTCACTGTAGTCACTATGTTGATATTAATGTTGGCAAATGGAATAAAGATTATGTTCACACTGCTTAAGTGGATCGTATTAGGGTACTGTGCTTGGATGCTATTGTCATTGGTATGGATAGCACTGAATGTGTTGTAAAAATACCACAAGTATTTCATAATATGAATTTATTTCAAATAAAGTGAAAAAAAGACTTGACAAACTGTTGACAGTCGGGTATAATAGGTATGTAGAGTGAGAAAAGGAGATAAGAGATTATGATGAATATGAGTTTTATTGTTGATGAGTTAAGTACTTCTGTTGGACAGGGAATCTTCTCTAGTACACGAAGTGCAATCAATCACGAAGAGATGCATTACGGCCCTGAGAACAAGAAGGAGTGTCCTTGTGATACATGTCCTATGTTTGATTCTTGCCTGACTGCAGCTACTGAGTGTAGTGCTATGAGGAACTGGTGTTCTACTGGTGACTTTAAAGATACTGACCTTCAACGGTTAGTACGTGCTTGTGGTTAAGGTGTGCTGTACCCTACTGGCAGCAGGCCTCTCAGGGTACTACTACTTCGATGCAGTTCTGAGAGATATCTTTATGACCTTATAACAAAATAGTCTAAGGAAACACTTGACTTGTTTCGGGAACAATGGTATAATGGTTACATAGAATTGAGAAGGAAGAGTTGTTATGTACTACACCCACACAGTTAACCCCATAGGATGCTTCACTGAGAAAGAGCATGGACAGTACTTTGAGTACAGCGACATGACATGGGAGAACACAGGGGCGCAATCAAACTTGGGCGGCCCTCTCTATGAAGAGTCCTTTAAGAACCCTTGGAACTGGCCGCACATGGTGTGGGTAGGAGATACCGCTGGTGGTGGACAGGGATGGCGACATGCGAAGGTACTGAAGACAGTGGCGTATGTAGTGACTGATGAGGATGACTATGGCATGCCGGTGGTAGAGAAGTGGAAACTTAAAAAGAATAATGAATATATTCTCAATTAAGTGTTGACAAGCAGTATTACCTATGGTATAATAGGTATGTACCTTAGAGAGAAAGAACTATAGAATGAATGAAGTGAGTATGCTAGAGACATTAAAGAAGGAGTTCCTTGGAATGAGTTACGAGGTAGAGTACGAGAAGTATGGACTATCAGGTATCATAGAAGGATTAACCCTTACAGAGAAGATGCACTTCGTATCATGGGATGACGCTTGCGATTGGGCAGGCAAAGTAACCATGAGTACCAAGGTGCCTTACGTCATCTTAGAGATGCGAGGACAGAATGGAGAGGTAGCGAACTTCTAACCCAGTAGAGAGGTTACTGGAGTCGAAAGACTAGGACATCAATCACTGCAAGGCGCACAGCGCTTACTGGAGTCTTCGGACTAGGATTGGATTGTCACTGAATACCTCTTGACATTATGCTCAGAGTATGTTAGACTTTGTGCCCTTGGAGGTACATTAAGGCCCCCCTTAGAACTGGCTGGGCAAATGTAATCTATAAATGCAATAAAGATACAGATAACTATTCCATGCTAATCAAAGACTTACAGACAACTACTACTATCATATCAGTTACACTTAGTTTATATAAGCAACTAACACAATAGTATTAGATGCCCACCCCCCAAAACTGAACGCAAGAGGAAACCTTACCTTGAAATATAAAATCACCGCAGCAGTTGATAACCTTGACCCTTCTCCCCTTGAGATTATAGTAGATGATTTCTATGAGGTACAGGATTGGGTAGCAGAAGAGATTGACAAGCGTATCAAGTTCTTTGTGGATAACTCTGACACTGTATTAACAGAGGTTGACTTGGATGAACAACGTGAGTTAGAGATGACACTTATCTCTTGGAGGGCAGTCGCACCACACACATGGGCCACCCCCAAAACTGGCTACTGATTGATTGCACTACCCTATTAAGTTATAAGAGACTGTGTTATTATAACAACACGGTATAAAAAAGATCGAATTAATTGCAAATAATGTTTGACATATGTTCCAATAACAAGTATAATGGTTACATAAGATAAAGAACTGAGAGAGAAGATTATGATTACTAATATTGACATTAATACGTTTAAGGGTTCTATCCCTCCATCACATGACTTGGTTGTCTATGAGAAGGGTGGGGAGGCACTTGATGGGTTTACTCTTTATGGGTTTGATGAAGTTGGAATGTTTGAGGGAGACTTTCTTGTTCCTCAGTATTGTTTCATTTCAAGTGACCATGACATCAGTGAATATGTAAAGAAGGAACAGTAATGAGTTATAATTCAGAAGCATACAAGATGGCATTCGCTACTGGCAAGTTCGGTAAGTATGAGATGTCTAACGAACTATGTTACAAGTATGCAGAGTACTTTGAGAAGAAGTCTCGTGCCATCCGTACCAATCGTCTACAACAATCTCGTACAGACAGTGGACGTTCCAAGGTCTATCAGAGTGAGTTTAGCGTACAGCGTAAGTATCCAGAGTCATCCATGAACCTATCAGAGAAGGAATGTCTGAAGTACTTCAAACGTATTGTCAAGTCCAAGACGTATCAATCTCTGGTACAAGGTTCAACTGGTATGCACAATCCTGGCATTCGCTTTATGAAAGCATCTCAGAACGCTCGTGTAGCAGGACAGGCAAGTTACTCAGGTATCGCACTGCGTCCCAACTCAGGAACCAACAAGTACGTCATCATCCATGAACTCGCCCACACGGCTGGGAACATGCATCACGATGTCGGTTTCCGTCAGACTCTTGTGAAACTTGTCTCACGGTTTCTGGGAACTGCCATGGCGAAAGAATTGAAGAAAGAGTTTCGCTCTCGTAAGTTAAAGATGTCGGTAGGACAAAACATCATGTCGCCTCTGAAGTGGTTAGAGTCCTACAAGAAGATGGAAGCGATGCGTGATAAGAATAACCTCATTAAAGAAATGCGGTCAACGGTCTAGAGTAAAGGAGAAAGGTTATGAAATTCAAAGAGTTAGAGTTTAAAGAAACAGAAACGCCCAAGGGTATCCAAGCCCTTGTACAGTTTGGTAGGTATGAACTATCTGTTATTAGGAATGAGATGTCCTATGGTAACAAGCAAGGACTGTATGAGATTTCTGTTTCTCAGTACTACAAGATGACTAAATCAAGATTGCAATGTGAACTGCCTGGCATCACTCGTGAAGGTGACACGGTACAGGGGTTTCTATGTGAGGATGGGTTGGATGTTATCTTAAAGAAGATGACTACTATCAGCGGTTCTGATGGATTACAATTTTACGATTATGATTGAGACTTTATTGTTTATAGTAGCAATGCAACTCATTGTCACTGCCGTGGTAAGTTACATGTAAAATGTTTCATATAGTTTACAATGTACATTATAAGAAACAGAAGGAAGGACATCTCTGCCCTTCCTTTTTTTTAATTAGAATTTGAAAGATGCGCCGATAAGAATGTTGCCACGCTTATGAGTATTCAAATTATAAGACGAACCAGCACTTAGTTCTAAATTTGTACGCAACTGATGAGTCACTTCTAAATTCATTAGTGGGTAAGTGCCATCCTCCAATGCATCAAACATAACAAAGTCTGAATTAGTTGTTGAATGAGTGTTCACTACATTGATAGGTGAACTCAACTCAATGTTAGTGTCCCCCATAGTATAGTTAACTTCTGGTGTCAATACCACTAGTGCTTTTTCTGAATCTACATTGTATGTAGAATCTACTTCACCACCGAAAGAGAATCCTTCAGCGTAAAGAGGTGTGCCAGCAACCAGAAGGGCTGCAGCAAGGAGTGTTGTTTTCATTTTGGGTCTTTCCTTAGAGTTAGAATGCGTGAAGATACTTCACCAGTTTATTTAGGTAGGTTAAATCAAGTCACCTAAATACTTTTAAGGAGATTTATAAATGGCGACAACTGACAATACATTCTTCGCTGGCCGTGACGGTTTCGTTTGGTGGTTTGGTGTAGTAGAAGATAGAAACGACCCCCTAGCATTAGGGCGTGTGCGAGCTCGTGTCTATGGATATCATACAGAAGATAAAACTAAACTTCCTACCATAGACTTACCTTGGGCAGTTTGCGTACAACCAGCGAACTCTGCTTCTGCTGGTGGTATCGGTACGTCCCCCACCGGCCCGATTGAAGGTTCATGGGTATTTGGTTTCTGGCGTGATCCAGACTTCATGCAAGAACCTATGGTGATGGGAACAATTCCTGGCATTACTTCTGCTGCTGCAGCTCCAGTTGGACAATCTCCGCACGACTTCTCTCCTAATCAAGAACTCCCTATTCCAGAAGTAGCTGCTTCTACAACACTGGGCGATGGTACTACAACAGAATTTTCTACACCAACAGATGCGACAGACTCCACAGTCCTTGTTAAGATTGATGGTGTTGTCCAAGCGGCAGAAAACAATCCACCCGAATCTGAAAACAATATGGAGATACCGCCAGACTCATACTATGGTGCTGGTACAAGAGTTGAAGCGGATGAGTTTGGAAGGTCTAGATACAAGACTAATATCGCTAAACGTATTAATGAACTCGCTCCAGAAGTTCGTCCTAAGTTTGTTAAAGGTATCCAAGCATTCCTTGATGACAATCCAGAAAATGATTGTACGGTATCTTATTCATATAGGACTAACGCACAACAACAAGAATTATTTAACTCTTCTAGAGCGGGTGGGCCGAAAGCGGCACGCCCTGGCAGTTCATGGCACAACTATGCAACTGCAATTGACTTTGTTATCACATCAATTGAGGGTAAAGCATTATGGGATACAGATTTGTACGAAGGTATTGCTCGCAGTTCGTTTGCTAAGGCGGGACTCAAGAATGATATTAGCAATGACAGTGGACACTTCTATCCAAATGAATTTCCAAAGAGAGTAGACTCTAGGTTGAAGACAGGGTCTATTACCCTTGCAGAGTATGCTGCTGAAAAAGGAGTTGCATAATGTCATATAGAATTGAAGCAGGAAAGGTAATCTTCCAAGAAGCGCCAAGAGAAGGTGCAGAGGTTGAGGTTATCGTATCCAAAGTAAATACTCTTAAAGGGTTTAGTGACCCTCGTGGGTTCTATCCTCGTAGAGTAAATGAAGCAGACACAAACAGACTTGCGGTTAACGATCAAAGAAACCAACACCCTGTCAATAAATTTAAATCAGATAACGTAGATGACTTAACTGGCGAACCCAAATCTTCATACAACGCCCAGTATCCTTTCAACCATGTAAAGGAAACAGAGAGCGGACACATCCAAGAGTTTGATGACACGCCGGGCCATGAGCGTATTCACGAGTATCATCGCTCGGGTACATTCTACGAAATACATCCAGACGGTACTAAGGTAACAAAGATTGTTGGTGACGGGTTTGAAATCGTTCATCAAAACAAAAATGTTCGTGTTCGTGGTAACATGAGACTTTCATGTTACCACGAACACGAACATTTTTGTTTTGATGAACGATATCAAACCCGTCACCAACAAACTTTGTT